ATACGGCCACATAGGCATCACTCTTTCTTTGTACTCTTCGCTTTTACAGACTTCTTAGCCTCTTCCTCCGCCGCCGGTTTCTCAGTGTCAGGACGGATGTCATATTCTGCTGCCTGCTCTGCCGCCGCATCATCTGCCTTATAGAGCTCCTTGTCTTTGGTACCGCCCGGAACCGCAATATTACCGCCGACGATCGCTCTCTGGACGAGCTCACTCTCTGCGACATCCTCAGGGATCTCTCCGATATAATCCTTTTCGATCCGGTAAAACGAGCCATCGGCCCGTCTCACCAGATAATTTCTTTTCGCTATAATAAACATGTGTTCCCTCCTTAAATTCCGTCTACATAGAGCATGGTCTGGTCGTAGAACATCTCTACCTCGGACAGGTTTCCGGCATAGGCAGTGTCAAAGCAGAAGTCATTAGTGTTGGAGCTTGTCATGGCTCTCGTCAGCGGTACCAGCTCATCCATCGCAAGGAAACGTTCCTCATTGCGATAGACCACCATACGATCCACCCCTGCATCTCCGGCTCCCTTGCACCACTTTGTTGCTGCGATCACAAGATCGGATCCGTTCTGCTTGGCAACGTTGTTCTCGAGCAGGAAGGTTAAGATCGTCTTTTCTGCCAGATCTGTCACCTTTGTGGCTGCGAGGTAATTGAACTGCTCATACGGCATGATGATATGGTTCGGAATCGCTGCATTATCGTTCTCGGAGGCATTCCACGCTAAGAGAATCGCCTCGTTGATGTCCTTTAAAATCTGATCCGGCGTCTTGTCCTTGAACTTTGTACTGGATGTCGTTGCGCCATTGGATGCCGCGTTTGTTACGGTGACATCCGGATTGTTTAACAAGCCTGTGGTGCCAAATCTGGAAAATCCCACGTAGGTATTCTCATCCATGTGTTTGTCGTAAGTCAGGCGCAGGCCGTCACGAAGGAGACTGTCCATGTTGCGTCCGGTCATATTGCCACGCTGCAGATCGACCCACATCACACGGGTACCTGCGGCAACCAAATGGGTTTTATACTGTCCTTTCGAGAAGTCTGCCTGTACCATCGGGATTCCGTTCGCACCGCCGGAATGCATCAGGTTATCCCCGGAGCCTCCAGTGATGCCATAGCCGACCTGCATTGCAGAAACAAACTCTGCCCAGCCGCCGCCAACACGGATCGGGATATCTCTTGCGTATGTGAAGCTTGTGAGCGGTGTCCGAACGAGCGTATCACGCTTCTCAAGCTCAGCCGTGAGGAACGCCTGTCCGGAGGCAATCCCGGCGGCGTCCATTGTAAATGCACCTGCGTTTGCGGCTCCGGCAGACCCGCTCACCGCTTTATCTAAGTTGTATGTACCTACATTCTTAAATGCCATGTCTCGTTCCCTCCTATGCGTTTAAGATGGTCAGGATCCGCATCTCTGCCACGCCATTGGCATCTGCGCTTCCCTTCCACTGTGCGTTTGTCAGTTCCACGTTCTTTCCGGTATCTGCTGCCGCTTCGAAGCCTCCGATAACTGCCTTCGGGTAAGACTCATTTTCCACGGTGCGGATATAGACCTTTCCGCCCGGTGCCGGTGTGCCATTCTGGCAGATCACGTTCACACAGCCGCGCTTCATGACCGGCACGGCTTCGTTTTTGTGATATCCGCCCTCGTTCTGGTTCATATAATCCGTTGCGGATTTTACCTCACGAAGTGCGACACCGACGAACTTCGCCGCTGTGGATGCTGCTTCCCACGGTTTTACTGCTCCCGCGGTTCCAAGTACTACCGGCGCACCGAATGCAATCTCACCTTCGCTCGGATGGGTGTCTACCACCATATCTGCCTGTCTTGCATAGCTTCCGGCATAGCCGTGCGGCATGCTCTTTCCAATTACCTGTCCTCTCATCAGTTATTCTCCTTTCTCTTGTGCGGGTTTCTTGCGTCATAAGCCGCCTGGCACTTCTCGACATCCATGGCCGGTGCCTTATCAGCTGCCTTCTTTGCATTCGCCCTGGATGCATTTAAGATCGCGCTGATGTCGTTCTTTGCATCGTTTGTGGTAACCAGTTTGATCAGCGCGTCAGAAACGGATTTTCTCTGTGCCGGATCCTGGATAGCGGCAACCGTCGGGCGCATTGCCTTTAAGATTCCGAGTGCTACTGCTTTGTCCATACCTTCTGAAGATTCTCCATCCATCTCTTCTGCCGGAACGACCTTTGCCTCGCCCTCTTTCTTTTCTTCTCCCTTCGGATCAGCGTCCTCGGTTCCCTCTAATGCCTTGATGGCCTCGTCCATCGGATCCTTCTTTTCTTCCTCCGGAGCTTTATCAAGGACCTCTAAGAGTCTGTCGATCTTCTTATCCAGGGCATCCAGAAACGCGGCGTCCTTAGTCGGAGTCTTTCCTGTCTCTCCCGGCTTCTCCTCTGATGTCTTTTCCCCCTCCGGGGTCGCTCCCTCCTTGCCTTTTGTCTCCTCCGCATCTAACGCGGCCGCAGTATCCATGGCCAGCTGCTGGATTTCTTCCGGACTCTTATCCTTGACGGCCTGTCCGAAGAGGTTGAAAAATAATCCCTTTTTGCTCATTGCTTTCCTTTCCGGCTTGTCTGCCTTTTTGTTTTTATCTGAATCTAAAATAGCGGCCCGCTTCCCGGCTCTTCCCCGGTCCACTACCGCTACATGATTCCCTCTGATATTTTTCTGGCTGTATGTGCCATCCTCATTCTTCGCATAATCACATTCATATCCGCAGCTGATCTCCCGCTTTCCGTTCTGGATCGCATCGATCAGGTCTCTGTCGTGGATATGAAGATCCGCGATCATGAAGTCCTTCCATTCACCGGTTCCCCGGCGGATATTCTGTGCATGCCCCATCTCGTAGTTCTTCACGTCATCCGGTCCGATCAGTCCAGGCGGATGATCATTTGTCACCGGCTTGCCCTCAAAAGACGCCATGGTCGCCTCGGAAAACACTTCATCCGGCGAACGGATGACAGCGATGATCCGGCTGGAATCCCCACTGGAGAGCCCCAGCTCACTTCCGAGATAGTCCTGCGTTCCAGTGCGGGCAATCGGCACATTCTTACAAATCAAAAAGCCCTCGCCAGTCTCGAGCTGGTTTGGGCTTATCGTGTATCCGTAATACGCAAGCATCTATTTCCACCTCCATTTCCTGTTGCGATGTCGCAACAAACTGTATAAAAAGAACGCCCCTCGATTGAAGGACGTTCCTAAACTTACATTAATTGTCTTTTCATTTTTTCAGCTAACACACTTGTTGCTGCCTTTTTTATGGCTTTACTTTGACCTGTCCTAAGTACTTTTTCCATTTCATCTAAAGCCTCCAAAGGAAGCATTTCCAAAACCTCTCGGAACAAGGGGGCTATATCATCCCCTTTCTTAACCTGGTTTACCGTTTTTGTTGGAACCGGTACTGTTTTCTTCTTCTCTGGCTGCTTTTCTTTAACCCGGAAATAAAAATCAACCAGGTAATCATATACCTGCCATGCCTTGTCTGTATTCAATGACTTAGCGTGGAGCAATGCGCCTTTTTCGGTCCAAAGGTAGAGGTGGGATGTCCTATTCGCAACCAGGTGAACATTATTCACCTGGTTCTTGAAGGCTCTCAGCTCACTACCTGTAAGCGCTATGTAATGCTTTCCCTCAACAAAATGTTCTCTATTATTAGAGAAGTTCTTTTTTATCACACAAGGGGTAGTTCCATATTCTTCAGCAATTTGCTTGCTGGTTAAAACTCTAATGTCTTTTACTTCTACTGTCTGCGGTAACTGCATAATAAAACTCCTTTCAAATTTTGGTTCTTGAAAGAAGTCTCCTGCTGCATTATAATATTTACAGAAGGAAACTTCTGATGTGAAATAGAAGTTGCAAACTTTGGTCGGGGCGCAACTTCTATTTTTCTTTTATTTCTGCCTTTATGAGTTCTATCCCCTTCAAAATCGCATCTGTTCTGGAAACACCCAAAATATCTGCACACTCTTGAATATCCTTTGCTTCCTGTTCTGTAAGGCGAATATTCAAATTGACTTTTCTGGGATTTTCTTTCGGCGGTCTTCCTGTTCTTGGGCTCATTTTCTCACCTCACTTTCTGCCCTTGCACTAAATATATTATAGCGCGTGCAAAAAGTCAAGTATCTTTTATAAAAATACCACCGGCCATTTTTGACTGGTGGTACTAATCTGTTATTTTGATTTCTTTAATTTCATGCTCCATCACTTCTGTTTCCCACGGAAGTTCTTTTCCATCCTTTAACGGTCTGTGCAGAGTAATACTTGCCTCTTCTGGATCATTATCGTATGCCGAAGAAAATTCCGTACACATTCCAACCAATTCTGATCCGTCATTTAAATAAATCTGCACCTTTTTCCCTTGAACCTGATACATTTCAAGCTCCTTGCCTACCAACATAGCTTACTCCTTTCTCGGCACTATATGGACACCATTTTTCGAATAATGAATCGAAAATCTTGAAGTTTCTATGGTTTCTCCCGTATTTGCATCCACGACAACGCCAATTATATGGTCCGCCGATACAAATTCTTTATTCGTCCAATGTCCCTTGCTGTCACGTTTTATTTGACCTGTTCCGGCATATTGATCAACTAATCGCTGTGCTTCTTCCGCAGATACCTTCAAATAACTACGGCCATCTTTGTAATTTTTGTGTCCGAGGATATGCTTACCCTGCTTTCCTTCTTCTATCGTCTTATTGACTTCAGGAGAACGTATCTTCTTTTTCAGTTTATCATCCTGATACAGGCTATGGAACTTATCCCATTTCTCAGAATTATTATACTTCAATTCCCTGAACTTCGCAAAGTCTTTCGGCACATCATTCCCCAGAATGGACCGATACTCTTTATGCTGCTTCATATCCCGTAGAAGCCGCTGCCGGTTCTTCTCCTTTTCCCGGTATGCCGCGATCTGCTTCTTCGTTCTGGGATCCCGGCTCAAAGGATTCTTTTCGATGCTTGAAAAGTCCTTGTCCTTCTGGATCCGCTCCGTGCTCTTACCGATCGTGGTGTACTTGACCAGGCTGTGCAGGCAGTTCGGATGGATGTTCAAGTAGGTGTTCGACAGGTCATCCGCTCCAGCCGGATCCACTTTCCCGAACGCAACCGTAAGTGGAGGATAGCCCGGATTCGTTCCGCTCTTCGAATAGACACGTCCTTCCAGCGGTGCACACACAGGACAGGTTGTCCCGACCTTCGTGATCTGCCAGAGATCATACTCATCGGAGCTTAAGAGTGCAGCCACTTCCGCCTGCCTGGCCGTTGTCCGGACTGCCATGTTTCCATATGCCTGCATACTCCATCTTCGCCCTGCCTTATCGGTAAAGCCTGTGATCCCGTTCGTCTCCATCTCTTTGATCAGATCCTCACTGGTGCGGATCCACGGCTTCCCTGCCGCCTCCTGCCTGAGGATCTGTTCCAGCGTAAGCTTCCGGTATGGATCATTCTCAAGCCTTGCGATCGTAAACACGCTCTCAACGCTCCGTTTGGCCGTCCCCGCCATTTCCACGAGTTCACCCTGAAGATTGTTCGCAAGATGCTCCATGAGCGCGATCTGTGTCACTGAGTACGTCCCTGTCATGCTTCTCGCATTGGCATATCCGGCGGCATCCTTATCGGAATGATAAAAGATCTTTTCGATCATCGCCGGAACATAGCTCCAGGAGGTGTCCACCATACTCTGAAGGATCTTCTGAACCCGTTCCAGGGCGGCAACCTCCGCATACTCTACATGCCCCACATTCCGCTTCCTGGTGATCTCTCTGATCAGTTCCTGCTCCGTGCGAAGAAATAAATTCCGAAGAAGGATCGTGACATCAGCTGTCTGCGGCGGTCGGATCTTCGTTGCCATTGTCTATCTCATCTCCTCCTGCATGATCCGGTAAGGAAAAGCCTGCCATCGGATCCTGCATACTGCGGGATTCCGAATAGAATTTTCCTTTCCCGGCTTCGATTGCTTCATCCGTGATCTTGCTGTAAAGCCCCGTCTCATCAGACAGACTCTTTAATTCCTGCATGGCGGTCGCCGCATCGATCAGATCATTCTGATATGCCGCAAGGATCGCATTGCTCTTACGCTCTGTGATCTCCGCCACGTCCTTTGCATCCGGCGTCTGCATCGACGGAAAGTCAATGTCCATATCGTCCGGGATCCTACCCCACGCCGATAATGCCATGATTGGAAGCAGCCGTTCAATGATTCCCCGAAGCTCCGCCTCCCGCAGTCCATCGATGTAATCGTAATAGTTCTTCAGATCAGACTCACCGGTGGCGTTCATGCCGGCAGGAGACCGCCCAAATAACTTTGTCACCGGTGTCCTTGCCGCTCCGGCCACATCCATCATGACACGGTCGTAGACATCCGGAAGTCCGGTAAAGGTGTACTGGGTGTTGTGGATCGCATCCCCTTTGTTAATCATCCGGGTTCCGAAGTTGCTCTCCATCACGGACTGCGCCGCCAGTGTGTTCCAGAAGCGCCGCTGGATCTCAGCGTTCGCAGATCCAAGCAGCTGATCCAGACCATCTGTCTCCTGATAGTTGATATTGGCCCGGAACGTGAGTGCCGCAATGTTCCCGGCCACGTTATCCCGGCGGGTCAGCTCCTCATAGATTGCCTCGATCTCCGATTCCCCCCAGTACTGCTCGGTCACCTGCTCCATCCATGGAAGCTCCCTGCCGATGAACCGGATCACCCGACTGTGATGCACTCGTGCCACCATGGTTCCTGTCTCATCATTCCGGACCGTGTAGAACATCGGCAGTTCGAAATCCGGATCTTCCGGATCCGTGACAAGCTCTCCTTCCGGGTACACTCCATTCCAACGATCCAGAATATGAAGTCCCAGAAAGCTTCCCGGCATAATCGTGTCCAGATTCAGCGGCATGCTCATATCATTATGTCCCTTGATCAGGATCACGCCCACCGCGCCGCCGTAGAGCCGTCCCCAGCACATCCCGAGGAGCAGCTTCTTCCGGATCTGTGTCCGGCGCTCTAACTGTGTCATCTGCTTCAGGTATTCCGGTGCCACACTGGTCCTCAAGTCGTACCATTTCCTCATCATGTCGTTCGGGATCGTTGAGATAATGTTCTGGATGATCCAGTTTTCCCGGTACAGGCTTGTCAGAAGCTGATAGTTCTGTGTCATCCGGGTCATCGGGTACTCTGTTGCCTGGAGAAGATCCAGCGTTCCGAATCCGATCCTTGCCGCAGGATTAGAAAAGGCGTCCATCGTCATGACGGGCGCCCTCGAATGTATATTTTGTTTTGTAGCCGCCCTTGTCTGGCGTGATGTCCTTTTCTTTGACATTTAACTTCCTCCTATGCCCCGATCCGCCACTTTGGAAGGACCGTATAGCAATAATATCTTAACGCATCCGGGCCGTGATCCTTCTGCTTCACGGGCTTTTCCTCGCCCCGCTCTGCCGCCTTGTCGTCCCAGACGTAGGACCGCATCTCTCCGAGCAGCCCCTTGCAGTTCTCCTTGTTGATCCGGATGTTCCGCTTTGCCAAGAGCGATCCGACCACGCGGATCCCGTCCTCCACCTCGTTGTTCGCCGGTTTCACATACACGCCACGGCTGCGGAGTTCTGCAATAAAGGATGCTGCTGACGGGTCCACAACGACCATGCACTGATCTTCTGGCGTCGATCCCATGAACTCCTCCATATCGTCCGCGTACTGCGAATCCGTCCTCTGTGGGTTCCCGCTGCGTCTTGCTTCCTCTGACCGGCTGTCCCAACGGTACTCCCGATCAACCCACAGCGTTTCCCCATCGTCCCACACCTCCAGAAATACGCAGGGGTTCGTGGTACCGTAGTCCACGGTGATCGTCTTGGCTGCCGTGCTCTTCAGGCCTGCCGGACGATCACCGTTCGTATACAGGTTCTCCTTTGTGAGCATCGTGTAGATCAGACCTTCCGCCACGGCCCACATGCCCTTGATGTACCGCAGATAGAAGACCCCGGCATACATTTCCCGGTACTTTTCCTTAACCTTTTCCGAAAGACTTAAGTTGTCATCCATCGTAAAGTGAAGGTACAGGAGCCTCTTTTTCTTCCGCTTATCGATCCACTCAAGCTTGAACCAGTGCATAGGTCCCGCCGGGTTGCAGTTAAACCACCAGGTCGCGCCCTCAACAGAGCAACGGCCCGTTGCCTGATTGACGAAGCTCTCCGGCATCAGGGCGACCTCATCAAAAAAGGCTCCCGCTGCCGTGATACCCTGTACCAGGTCCTGGGAACCTTCGTCCTTGCCTCCGAAGATATAAAAATAATTGGTCCTGCCGTTTCTGGTGACTTCCAGCATGTTCGGAAATTCTCCGGAGATGTGGTAGATCCAGTGATACCCGCGGCTGGTCAGCATCAGCTTGAGGTTCTGCAATACGTTTCGCTTGAAGGAGCTGATCGTCTTCCCCGCCATGATGAAGTTCTGGCCGTCATACTTTGACATCGCCCACATCACATAGGACAGGCTCATGCTGACGGTCTTTCCGGAACGGATCGCTCCGTCCGCGATAATGCCGACTGCATCCTTTACCGGGCTCTTGTCCGCCCACCAGGTGAAGATCTGGCGTTGTTTCCTCGAGAATAGCTGAAACTTAAATATCGGTCGTTTCTTCTTCATCATCTCCGTCTTCTCCTTCCATTGCTCCCGGATCCCAGTCATCCGTAGCGGATTCGTTCAATGCATCCAGGAATCCGTCGTCCTCCGGCTCTTCCTCCACATCGGTTCCCAGCTTCGACTTGGTCGCTGCCATGCGAAGCCGCTGCTCTTCCAGATCCGTATCCGACTTGGAGGTCTGCCCAAGAACATCCTTGATCGCCACATACGCTTTCACGTTCCCCGCCAGGGCCTCTTTGATCATCGCCATGTTGACCGCTGATTCCAAGGTGGAGTCCAGCCCCATTGCCTTCAGGATAGGCGTCCATTCCGTGCTATCTATTTCTGTCGTGAGAAGGGCGTTGAGTGTCCTCCGGAAGTCCGCTTTCCTACGCCTGGCTTCCCCGGATGCCTTGCCGCCCGCTCTTCCACGTTCTCTTGCTTCGCTCTTGGTTCGTACAGGTTTTAAGTTTTCATTGTTGGCCACTCACCTCACCTTCCAATCTGTCTGATTTTGGGTAAAAGAAAAGAGCCACGCGGCGGTGGCTCCTTTCTGCTCTTTCTTATAAAGCTATGTCCATGAAAAATCATTTAGCTTATAATTTCTCCAAAAATCAATATACCTATCTATTTGATGCTCCAACTCTTTTATTTCAGAATCAGTAAAACCAAATTTTTCAATTTCTATTCCTGGCTTTTCACACGCTCCTACACGATCTCTAACAAGCTCAGCAACAGACTTCACCTTCGCAAAAATATCTCTCGCCTCACCCTGAGTCACATTCTCAACACATGCATCGCAATATCTATCGAATCTCAAATCTAATGTAGGCGTATTTAATGTACATTCGGAGCAAACTCTATTCCCAAAAGCATAATATTTTCCACTAATTTTGTAAATAAAAGGATGTTGTTTAAAAAGTTTATTCATGTAATCCATATCCATTTTCTCCTTCTTTTATCATACCCAAAACAGGGCAACAGGGCGGCACCCACCATGCTGGCAGGTGCCCTTTTAAATCAGTTTGGTGTAGATCTACGATGTCCCCCGACTTTGGTTCCATCCTTTTTCACATACGGTTTTACAACTACAATTTTCTTATTCTGTGTTCCCCGAACACTGCTTTTTGTCTTAGCCATATCTCTGGCTCCTTTCTTGAAACCAGAGGTACTTCAACTGGTAAAAGCGCCTCCTATGATTAACTAGTTCTTTTTTGTGGGTTCTGGTCCCGGACCAACCCAAAAACGGAACGCTCTTTTACCGTGGTCCTTAGCGTAAATTCGCTGACCGTCTTTGGTAGTCATCCATGCACGAAAAATGTACATGAACATCGCCTCCTTCCGCAATTTCCCCTTGCGGAAGAGCATCCACCGTGTTATAATTCGATTGTCTAGAAAGAATTATAAACCAGTTGGACAGTGGAAACGCTTCCAACAAGAGCCAAGCATCTCCCGGTGCTTGGTTTTTTCTATGTAAAGGATTCCTCCATTACATCAATACCTATGGTATGTGTTAAATTGAATATTTGCTGCGCATTTCGACATTCCACACGAATCAGCAATTTCCTGAGGTGTCATATTTTTTACTAAATGATATGGCGCCATCAATTCTGCCGCAAATGTATTGGCCTGCCATTCTGGTTGGCAATATGTCGGAACACTTCCTCGTGCATAGCTAATATATTTAGGCTGATGCATAAAGTAATGTCCCAACTCGTGACATAAAGTAAATCGATCGCGAGGGTTTCCAGCAACGGCCCCATTGTATACATCCTCACGTATTCTCATTACATTGCTCGCTGTATTGGTTGTTCCGTATGTGTCTTGCATTTCCTCTTTCGGAACGATTTCATAATCAAAATCATTTTCCGGATCACCGAGAACCCACTCAATAAACTCAACAATTGGGAAGTAAGGTTCATCCTGCATTCCACATGCTCTTCGAACTTCCATTGCCATTTCCCTAATCCTCGCTCTGGATAAAGGTATTGCAGAAATATTCAATTATTAACACCTCCAGTTACTTATCCATCAATTTTCTAAATTGATTCTTTTTGCTGTCGTCCATAGTTCCTAATTTTCGGGCAAATGATAATAGCATATTTCTATCATCAGCAGAAAAGCCGGTTACATCCATGCTCTGACTATTTAAAGCTTCAAACATGCACTCATCCAATTCTGCAGCCTGTTGAGCATCGAGATGATATAAATCTACTATTTTTTCTTGCCAATCTTTCGGTGGTTTCTTTCCTCCGTTTTCAACTTTTGATAAAAATGCAGATGAAACCCCGAGTCTATTTGCCATATCAGCCAGAACCTCTCCTCTGTCGATACGCAGTTTACGGCAAAACTTTCCGAAGCTGTTAACCATTCTGCAATCCTCCTCCTAGTGGCATTTTGTTTGTCACATCCTTATTATATTATTTCAGGGTAAATTTGTCAACCGAATTAGGGAAATATTTTCAACCCATAAGAAGCACCCATCTCTCAACAGGTGCTTCCCATGGGGGATATTATGAAATTAAACCAGGACACCGAGGCTCGAACTCGCCGCTCACTTTTACGGCTCTTGCTCCCTCCCTTCTGGGGAGATGCCCTGCATACCTGGAATGTCTGGGTGGAGAATCCCGAAACCAGGTATTTCAGATGTACTGGATCGCTCCAGCATATAATTTATCCGCTATCTGATATCACGGATTCAGGCATATCGCCTAAAAGGCAACCGCCAACATTGCGGAGACTGGATTTGAACCAGTGACCTTCGGGGTATGAACCCGACGAGCTTCCAGGCTGCTCTACTCCGCGAACCAGGACGAAAGGCCTTGCACCCTCGACACGCTGATTAAGTATCAGCTGCTCTGCCATCTAAGCTATGTTCCAATACCGGCAGCCGTTCCCGGCTACCGCCTGCAGCTAAAGGAAGGTATTGTGACCAAATGGAGCGTTTCCGTCTGCCCTTTGGCTTCGATTATATTATAAAACGAACTTTCCGAACTTTCCGAACTATTTTTATTTGATTTGCATTTTTTTAAGATATCGGTCACGGATCACCAGCCTCGGATAGTCTGGATTTCCCGCATATCCAATTTTCATCGCAATCTTTTCCCATGCCAGTCCATCAATGTAGTACATTTTGAAAACGCAGCGTGCTGTCGTATCCTCAATTGCATTAATCCAATTTTCAATTGCTTTGCATTTCTCACGCTTGCCCTCAAGAATCTTTCTTCTCCGGTCATATAGTTCTCCATCAAAACCAGTAACTCCCTGAGGCTGAGGATATCCTTTTCTATAGTCCATCACAACACTGCTGCCAATCCCATGATCTCCCCGCAGCATGTCCTCCAGCTCTTTCTCTAACAAATTGATTTCTCGAAGCAGTTTTCGACAGCTGTCCAGTAACGCCCGCGTCATTTTGATCGTCTCCATTGGCATCACCTCCCCCTCTGTTGATCAATAAAGTCCTCTTGCAATAATAATCATCCATGTACACCAGAATATCGTATCTGCAATCTTATGTTCATTCTTGCTCTTATAAGCGCAATGAAAACCTATTGCAAGAAGAATAATTCCCATTGCATACCTAAAACAAAGGCTTGTCCCCATGTACGCCGGATGTGCCGCCGACCAACTGTGTCTGCCCTTATCCTCGCTCATAGCTGCATATTCCGCATCCTGCTTTTTCTTCTTCATCGCTTTCGCGACTTTCTCATCCCATTTCTGTTTCTCCATCCAGTTTCCTCCTTCAGCAGATCTTCCGCCTCCATACGTTCTCAAAACACTCCGTATGGAAAAACCATTCACTGTTCCTTTTCGTTTTCACATATTCGATTCCGGAGAGATCTCCCTCCTGGGGAAGGATCTCTCCACAGCCCTGGCAGCGGACAGTCATCTGCCGTTTCATCGCTATTTTTTTCTGCTTGTCCGTCATTTTGCCTCCTCCCGGATCTTACGGATCCGCGCCTTTAATGATTCCATGACCCAGTTCTGAACATCGTCTTTCCGCTGCAGTGCCTGCATCACGTCCTCATCGCGGGTCCCGCTGGATACCAGATGATGGATGATCACCTTTTCCTGCTGGCCCTGGCGGTGTAGTCTCTTATTCGCTTGAGTGTACAACTCATAATTCCAGGTCAAGCCGAACCAGATCACATGGTTTCCGCCTTGCTGCAGATTCAGACCATATGCGCTGCTGGCCGGGTGCGTCAGAAGCACATCGATCTTTCCGGTATTCCAATCGTCTTCGTCCTGTGTGGTCTTCAGTTCCCGCACACGCAGCTGCATCTTCTCCAGGGCTTTTAAGATCCTGGTCCGGTCATGCTGGTAATTGTAAAAGACCAGGGCCGGTTTTCCTCTCAGCGATTCGATCAGCTCCACGAAGGCCTCGATCTTGCAGTTGTGTATTTCATGCACGGTGTGATCCTCGTCATACAGCGCGCCGTTGGCAAGCTGCAGAAGCTTGTTGCTGAGTGCCGCGGCACTGGTTACACTGATGTCTGCCTCATCTTCCGGAAGCTGAAGGACCATGGCGCGTTCCAGATCGTTGTATGCCTTTCTCGCTTTTACATCCAGCTCCACCGGCACCTCGTGGTAGATGATATCCGGAAGCTGCAGATAATCTTCGGCCTTCATGCTGATGCAGATATCCGAGATCTGGTCCAGGATGCTCTCCTCACTTCCAGGCTTTGCCTCGTAGCTGTAAACCATGCCGTCCGCTCCCCGCTTATCCGGCTGGAAGTACCTCTCCCGGAACTGCGTGTATCTCTTCCCGAGGCGTTCGCCGCCATCCAGAAGATACACCTGGCTCCACAGATCATCCAGTCCATTCGGTGACGGGGTTCCCGTCAGCTCCACCAGGCGCTCGATCTTCGTCCCCACGCTGGCAAGCGCCTTAAAGCGTTTCGCGCTGTGGCTTTTAAAACTGCTGGATTCATCCACGATCACCATGTCGAACGGCCAGGCGTTCCGGTAATAATCCACCAGCCATACCACATTTTCCCGGTTGATGATGTAAAGGTCTGCCGGTGTATTTAACGCCCGGATCCGTTTTGCCTGGCTTCCCAGTACCGGGGCCACCCGCAGCATACATGTGTGGTCCCATTTGGCGGCTTCCTTGCTCCAGGTTCCCTCCGCAACTTTCTTAGGTGCAATGACCAGAATCCTGCGGACCTGAAACCGATTGTACTTAAGCTCCTTTACCGCGGTCAGTGTCGTGACCGTCTTGCCAAGTCCCATATCCAGAAACAGACCGATCTTTTTCACTTCCAGGATCCGTTCTATGCAGTGTCGCTGATAATCGTGCGGTTTGAATACCATCCTCCATCACCTCCCTGACAGCCCACATTTCTTTTCGATCCTCGCTGCCACATCCGGATATCCCAGGGATCTGAAGAACCGAACCAGCCCGGACGCTCCGTACACCACCTGAACTTCCTGCCCGAGATCCAGCAGGCGTTTGATCTGCACATCCTGCAGGGCGCTCAAGGTTCCCTTATCCGTCTTCAGTTCCACGAACATCGGCTGCCTTCCTGGAAAGATCACGATCCGGTCCGGCACTCCCGCATTCCCCGGGCTTGTCCATTTGTATGCCCTTCCACCGAGGTGCTTCACCTCTTCGGTCAAAAGTTTCTCAACATCCTTTTCTCTCATGTCATACCTCCAGATACCAGAACCAATTTGCCGTTGCCCCATCTTCATCAAACTGATGATACGTCTTCACGCCTAATTCTTTTCTTGCTGCTTTCAGTTCGGCTTTCGAGTACCCGTGCGCCGCTGCATTTCGTCTCACACCTTCTGCCAGATGCAGACCTCCATCCATGAGTTCCAGTTCCAGCCAATGTTTCGCATTCATCTTCGAGCCCCTTTATATATTTTTTTTATTTATAAAATATTTTGTTTACGTGTGTAACACGTGTATATAACCCTCGTATTATGTACGCCATGTACGTCACGTTATCTATATTTTATTTATTTTTATACTCTATATAGTAAGTTTGTAGTTTTGTAGTTATATAGTAGAAATCCTTAGGTTTTATGCGGTTTTAGCGGTTCTACAAAGCCTGCTACATTCTGCCTACATTAAAATTTCAGGCGGCTACAAAACTACAAAGAATCTACAAACTTTTTCGGCACTATGTAGTGGGTCTCACGAACCCCCGCTGCTGTCCATACGGTCCAAAATCTCTCGGGGTTTTGATCCTCTGCCATTTGCCATGCAGCAGGATGTTGTTGATCTCCATGCTATCAGAACGTTTCATATACCTCAGATCGCCGCCAAAGCATTCCACCCAGATCTCCACAGCACACACCCTGTCCCTGAGAACCAGCTCACCTTCCATATGCATGCCGCCCGCAAGGAACATCCGTCGCTTTACCACATCCATTTGGTTCCAGTTAGCCGGCACCGGCTTATTTAAAAAGTCCATGATCAGACCTTCTTTTCCGGACGCTTCCCTGTGGGTTTCCTGCTGCTCTACGGCAGCTTCCTCAAGTTCCTTCGGTAAAAAAAGTTTCTCACCTGCAGCCCAGTACGCATATGCCTCCGCCCAGATCTGGTCCACCTCTGCCGGCAGCTCCTGCCACACGGACTTCTTTGCCGGATGCATTCCCACGTCTACCGGCCAGAAGCGCCGATTTCCGGTCATATCTTTTAAGAACTCGCTGTCATTGGATGTTCCGAAGAACACGCAGCGCCGCGGGTACTTGTCCGTCCTGCGCCCGTATGCCGCCCTGTAAATGTCCTCGGTCTTGCTTAAAAACTGCTTGATCACCTGGGTCTCCTGCTTTGTAAATGCGCTCAGTTCCCCGACCTCGTTGATCCATGTTCCCTGGATCAGCTCCGCAGCTTCTTTTCCTTCGAATGTTGTAAGGGAGTCTGAGAACCATTTTTTCCCTAAGATCGCAAGAAACGTACTTTTTCCGATTCCCTGCGGTCCCGTAAAGATCGGCATATAATCATATTTGATCCCGCCAACGACGGCACGGCCGACAGCGGCGCAGAGTGATTTTCTCATAACAGCCCGGGTATACGGTGTATCTTCGGCGCCAAGATAGTCAGAAAGCAGCGTATCCAGTCTCCGGATCCCGTCCCACTGAAGGTCCTCCAGATAATGCTTTACGTCGTTGATCCGGTTCTGGGCGCTGACAATCATGAGGGCGTGATCCAGCTTCTCCCGCCCTGTAAGCCCGTAGAAGACCTCGACATACCGGTAATACCCGGCGTCATCCACATCCGTCCAGCGGCGTTTCTCATCTCTCTGATCCCACGGCACGCGCCCCAGGACCATTCCACAGCTTGCAAATTCATCGGTCACGATCCTTCCTTTTAGCAAAGGATCATTTTCAAGGACGAGCACGGCGTTATTGATCGTTTTCTCATATCTTCCGTTTCCGTCCTTTGTAAGTTTCGAAAGCCAGGAGAGGTCATAATCTGGTCCCGGCTCCTTCTGCTCCGGGGTCTTGAATGCTTCTTTCGCCTGTTCATACCGTTCCTTCGACAGAAGCTCTGACACCTTCGGATCATCCTGGGCCATGCGGCTCATCATCATAAAGGACGGGTACTTGCTGACCGGGGTTCCTTCCTTTACCTCTCCATCCTTATCCCCGAACATGTGGAGACGGACCAGGTCAAAGGCGTTTACGAGCAGGCCACTACAAGGATCCGTCGCGTGGTGGGAATATAAAAACAGATCTCCGTCGTAGATCACCGCTCCCCCGACTGTGGAACCGCCGGTATAGGTGTACCGACCCGGCACCGCTGTTTCCTCATACATTCCCGGAATAAACTTCTCCATAGCCTGTGTGATCGTGTATGACCGGCAGAAAGCCCCAATGATCCCGCGTTTCGTGGTTGGATCCTCCTGCTTAGCAAGACGCCGGCGCTCGATCGCCTCGGATCCCGGGACCTGGGGCCACTGGCTGATGTCGTGCCAGTCCCCGTACATCCCCAGGACGCCGTCCAGGCTGCAGAACGGCTTATCGTAGATCTCTGCCACGTACTGGCTGTTGGAGCTGCAGCTCGGCCAGTACATCAGTCTCGACGCTTCGAATGTTGTCGGGTCACAGAATTCGATTCCGATCAAGGAGGCGAGCTTCCTGGCCGCGGGCTCGTACTCATCCGCAGATCCCGTCCGGTCGATCGGGATGATCACGCGCAGTCTCGGCGCATATCCAGAATGCTTTCTTGTGCTGTAGACCGCGGCCGCGCATCCGAGGCCGTCCACCCGGCGCAGGATATCATCCGTCTGGCCTGCAGGGATGTTATCGAGATCCAGGGTGATCAGGTCACGGCCGACCACGCCGGCCGCCTTGCGGCGGTCCCCTTCAAACGTACCGCCGACGAATCCGCCGACATCCTTCAGCTCATCCTGCTGGGACTTCGGAAGCGCAAGGTACTGTTCTAACGTCTCGGCCCCGCGGACCGGTGTTTTCAGCTTTTCCGCAAATTCAGACCACGTGATCTCAGATTTCGGCCAGTGCATAGCCTTTCTCGTCCCTGCAGTGCTGATCTGCAGCTTTCTGCTATACTGCATCTCGATTCCTCCTAGTCCTTCATGTAATAGCTGCTTTCAAATCCCGCGCCTTTTAAGATCAGTCCCGGCGCCCACGGGATCGGCTCTGCCATCAGGTCACAGATCTCATCCACGGTGGTCTCCATCGGAGCATCGATGATCACCTCATCGTGCACGTGGAATACAACCTGCAGGTGCTTCGCCGCGATCCTTTCTAACGTAACTGCCAGGCAGTCTCTCGCGACCGCCTGGACGATGTTCTCTGTCATCTTTCCGCCGTAAGTGGATGCCACTTCCCATTTTCTGCTCTGCTGTCCGACAGTATAATAGTGCAGCGCAAGTTTTCCAAACTGGTTTTCCTTCAGGAACGGCTTTGGATAGTAGAGCTTCCTTCCACTCGGAAGTTTTACTGTCAGAAATGACTGCCCGTATACCAGATCCCCCTCCAACGCGAAGATCAATCCGTAAATGGCCTGCGGCTGCGCTGTCTGCATCACGGAAAGTGCTGCGTTCTCCACAGCGTACCACAGGTCCCGGATCCGGGGATTTGCCTGCCTCCATCTGTGCACGATATCCGGAAGTTCTTCCTCGGTCAGCCCCATCTGCAGGGCTCCCATCGCGATCAGCGCCGATGTTCCTCCCTGGTATCCAAGGGCAAGCGTCGCTACTTTTCCTTTCTGACGCAGCGCGTACTCTGGATTTCCTTTTGCGATCCGGTCCACCGGGACCCCGAACATCTGGGATGCGGTCGCCTCATAGATCTTCCCGTGAGTGGCAAATACTTCATTTACCCACTGCTCCCCAGCCAGCCACGCAATCACACGGGCCTCGATCGCGGAGAAATCCGCCACCACGAACTTATTCCCTTCCGAGGGGATAAATGCGGTACGGATCAGCTGGGATAAAGTATCCGGGACGTTTCCGTAAAGAAGCCGGAGTCCTTCATAGTTCTTTGCCTTTACGACTTTTCTTGCATAATCCAGTGTCTTGATATAGTTTCTCGGCAGGTTCTGCATCTGCACCAGTCTCCCGGCCCAGCGCCCTGTACGATTTGCCCCGTAGTACTGGGTAAGTCCGCGGACACGATCACCTTCGCCTTTTGCAGTATCCATCGCCACATATTTCTTGATCGATGTCTTTCCAAGCTGCTGCCGGATCCTTAACATCTGCAGAACTTCTTCCGGGAGATCTCCCGGTTTTTCCAGTGCCTCCGCCACAGTAGTTTTCTGGATATCCTGGAATACGTCTGGATCTGTTTCCTGCTTCCTGCTGTGTTCGTTCAGCCACGGGACGAGCTGCGTGGCGCTGTTCGGATTTAAGAGCCCCGTCAGGCGGATCGCCTCATCGGTCAGCTCCTGCGTGCTGATCCCATCGATGTACAAAGCACCTTCGATCAGCTCCGTATCGACCCGGACTCCGTATGCATTCATCAGGATGTCCATCTGCCACTGCTTCTGTTCTTTTTCCGGCATCGGGAATTGTTTTAACCTTGCAAGGATCGCATGTTCTGTCACAACGTCCTGGCGGCAGTATTCCTTGAACAGCTTCCACTTTTCCGGATCATGCCAGGGCTGGTTCCAGGTACGGTTCCCATTACTTCTCGTAGGCTTGCACGGAACACAGAAATACCGGATCAGTGCCTTACCAATTGCCAGTTTTTGTTTATCCTGGGGAAGCCCGATCGCCTTGCCGGTTGCATCCAGTCCTGCGGTATAACCGCAGTAGAGTCCGTGTGCCATCGTGCATCTCCACTGATCGATCGGAGTTTCAAAGCCGGCACGGTTGAGACAGTACCACTCGAACGCTGCGTTATACGCATGCTTGATCACCTTCGGATTTTTTAGTGCCGACACCAGCTCCTTCGGAAGTGTCTCCCCGTCTGTAAAGTCTATGATCTCAACCGGGTCCTCACCGAACTGATAAGCAAACAGAAGGATCTGGAAATCCGGAGACTGCGCATATTTGTAGGCGCCTGCTTTGGCGATGTCCACGCTGCTCCGTGTCTCGATATCGATACTCAGATGTTTTACTCCCATCACGATTCCTCCTGTTTAAAGAGGGGCTTTAGAAAGCCCCTGGATTCTTAATACGGCATTCCGGTTAACGGATTCACACCGGTCCCCGGCTGTCCCCACGGTGCCCGCCCTGCTGCCGGCTGGGTGTATCCCGGAGCTGCCGCAGCCGCATAAGCTGGTTGCTGCGGAACTGCGTAGGCCGGCTGCTGAGCTGCCATTGTCGACTGCTGTGGAGCTCCGAAGGCCTGTGCTGCTGTCATGGAGCTGCCGCCCAGTGCCTCTCCGTCTCTTAACTTCTGCACCGGTCCCAGTCCGCAGCCGATTCCCTTCTTTCCCCCGAACATGTATGGATAGAAGGTGATATTCACGCGGCCGTACATGCCGCTGTATACCTCCGACTGGTTGATGATCGGGTTTCCCATACGGTTCACGACCTCCGGCGGATAATCGGCTTTCGCGCTGGCCGTAAATACCCAGTGTCCTTTACACTCTTCCCCGAACGGCATTCCGTCAGAAGGTCTTACACCATCACCGTCATAGACCGGTGTCGGTACGATCGGCGGGCACACGCCATTCCATTTATCAGAGATACCTCTCTGTTTTGCCGCCTCGATCGCCGCATTGATACGGGACATAGTGTCCACATCAGTCTTCGGTACAAGGACTGTCACACTGTATTTTTCCTCCTGCCCCTGCATTGCTGCATAGGGTTTAAATAAATGCGCGTAGCTGAATCTTACTTCTCCTGTTGTAACGTTTGTCATCTCATTCATGGTCTGTTTCCTCCTTGAACGCCTCCGCGGCGCTGATCTTATTGGTGATCGCCGGTCTCTTGTCGGAATCTTCCACCAGTGCCGGCTTTCCGTTTTTCTTGGTAACAAATTCGCCTACGTTTGCAGCGAATTCCTTTTTGCCGATGATTTTTTCCACCTGTGCGAGGGTAAGCGGTTTTCTTTCCCACAGTACCTCTGTCCGGATCCCGGCTTCTTCCAGGCGGGCAAATGCGGCATCCATATCCGTCCAGTCTCTGGTAGCTCGTCCGGCCACCGCTTTCCATCCAGGGATCTCTTTTCCTGAGAGGCAGGCTTCCAGTGCGGAGGCCTCGATGTCTTTGAGCCATTTCGCCACGTCCTGTCCATCCTTCAGGTATTTCCCCATCTCTTCAAAAGTGAGGAGCGCCGGATCGTCTTTTACTTTGAACGCAAGTTCCACGTTCTTTTCCGCACGGGCCCTGCAGCGTCCCCTTGCCCTGCAGTATCTGCAGGTCTTCGGACCAGGAACAAAGTCCCCGACGCCTTGGATCGCGAGTGCTGCACGATCCTTCACCACTTCTCCGAATTTCAGGAGATCTTCCAGGCTGCACTCCCATTCGGAAATCCCATCCGGAAGTCTGGGCTGCACGATCGACATCCGGACGGTATGGATCTCATACAGGATCCGGTATGCTTCGTATGCCCCTAATGCGTAAAGCATCATCTGCGGATTGTGGTCTGCATCCACGCGCCCATCCGGGCTCTTGCCGTATTTGAAATCGATCACATGGATGACCCCGCCTCCTACCAGGATGCAGTCAGCACTTCCGGATGCCGGTGCTTCGTCAGGCAGATTCGGAATGTATGTACGGAGATCTACCCGGCGTTCGATGTCCACATGTGGAGAAACTGCGAAGTTTAATGCCACAGATTTAACGTAATCCAGATAATCATCGGTGTATCCCATCATCTCATCCGCCCAGATCTCATTTCCTCTTAATTTCTTGATCTCCGCGTTCATCTTGCGTTTTCCGAATTCTGTCGTGTAGAAATAGTTTCTCAGCTTAAGCTCCGCCAGTTCATGCGCCAGGGTGCCCTCCTCTGCCGCTTTGGAAGAAGTGTCCGGGAACTGGCTTCCCAGGATCACACTCGGGGTGCAGGCCATCCACTGGTAAGTGTTCGACGGGCTAAGGGTCGAATGGCTTCTTTCCGCGTGTCCTCCCATTAGATCTGTGCCCCCATTTCTCTCAGTGCCGTCGCGAATGCCCCATACTGGTTCGGCTGAAGGTGGGGAACCGAGTTAACTCCGAACTGTGCCAGAAGGTTGATGAGATCATTCTGTCTTCCGGAGTCCATCAGCTGCATGGCTGCCTTCGCCAGATCATCCGGAGTGTACGTTCTCGTACTGGTCGGCACTGTCTGAACTGGTGCTGCTGGAGCCTGCGTCACCGGGGCCGTGTGGATCGGGGCTGTCTGAACTGGCGCTGTCGGCGCTCCCTGGACCGGAGTTACTGGAGCTGCCGATACGTTCTGCACCGGAGCTGCAGGAGAATTATGGACCGAAACTGCAGAAGCGTTCTGAACCGGGACCGGTGCAGTCTCTGTTTTAAAGGACGGCTGAACGGTTGCCACCGGTGTAACCGCGATATTCTGGCTGGACTTTCCTTCCTTAACAGCCGGTCCTGTGATCATTTCAGCAAATGCCTTTACCTCGGCAATGGTTTCAAAAGTTACTGTGATGTTCATAGATGGATCCTCCTAAAATTTAATATTTGAAAGCTTGTCCTGTAAGACGAGCAGTTCTTCTTTTGATAAGGTAATACCCTTCGTCATCCTGGAACGGTCTTCGTTCCATCTGCGGAGATCGTACTTCGGTTCGTTGTCTCCCCACTCGATCAGATTGAGTTCCAGGTGATATCCGTGGATCTCTGGAAATTCGATGAACGTTTCCAGAATCTCGCATTTAATGTTTCCCGTCATCGTCTTCTCCCTTCAGCTCTTCCATTGTTTCATCTGTGATCGCACACGCACTCTCCTTAAGCGCCTGGTTGACCGCAGCATCCATATGCTTGGCAAGCTCCGCCATTGCCTCCACATGGTCAAGCTTGGTTTTATACACCGCTCCAAAGGTAGTGACAATCCATTTCGCGACATTATTCGGGAGATCCTGCACGCATGTATTTCCTGTTCTGATCGCGCGTATTTTATAAGTTGTGCTGTCCTCAGTTTCCTCTTCTTTGGTAAGCATAAGCCCCATAAAGAACTCGCCTGTAATCTCATCCTTGTTTTTGTCGCTCTCAATCGTTACTTTTACCATCTTGATTTTCTCCTCTTTCTCCTCTAAAATAGAGGTGTAATCTTTTTACATGTGATCCCCTCGGAGTTGCCGCTCCGCTATGGGGATCTTTTTATGCAATTCCAGCCATGCGGGCCAGAACGTATATCATGCCGCCGCAGGTCACACACTCAACAATGCGACATATCTTTTCCATCACTTCAAATAGTGTCGGCTGCTGCTTGTCCTGATCGTAGGACTCCTCGAGTTCCGGATCCTCTTCGTGCATTTCGGGCAAATATACTCCCCGTGGATCACTGCAAACCGGGATATATTCCAGACCTGGCCGCAATACTGGCAGAGCACCTGCCGTCCCCTCATTGTTCTCATGCATCTATTTCACCTCCTCTCTTATTGCTTGTCCACGCTGCATTCCGCCATTAGGCGGTTTTTTCTTCAGCGTAATTATCCTTGTGAATTTCGTAAGATACTTTTACATTTTCTTGGTCCGCAAGTAACGCTGCTAATATTGCAATCACTTTTTCTGTACTCATGTAAAGCACCTCCTTCTTCATCATATGCGTCATCGTTTGTCCTTGGTTCCATGTCTCTATTGCGATATATTTTACGTAATCATAGAATTTGTTACGTTAGCAAAATAAAATGACAGAAAAGCTGAAACAGTAATGTAGTGATGGATATTACAAGTGCAATATCTGAAATATCTGGTTTCTTCATTTTTCTCATTCCTATTCATCATTCAAGATTAATCCAAGTCCCCAATATATCAATGCAGATGCTACAATACTAATCCCAAGAAAAGAAAAAACATTTAATATTCCGTATCTGCAAATATATGGCACTAATACCGCGGTACCTACAGACAAAAGACAACCAAAACCTACCGTTTTTTTGAAAATCAGTTTTCTTGAGATAGTACTTGCTATGATTTTTACCGGAATCGGGTCTGCCAGCACACTTCCCTTATTCTCTTTGGATAAGTAATATTTCTTTTTCAGAATACCTTCCACAAACATCGTGTACTGCTCGCCCGCAATTTCAAAAGTTATTATGGTTTCCATCTCTCTCACCCCTTCCTACCAGGCTCCTTCTGATCAGCGATACCCCGGTATGTTTTGACGTCATCCTGGGACATTGACTGATCGGCTGCCTGCAATTCTTCTTTCAAGCGTTTGCACACTGCCTCAACAATTTTATCTGCCGACAGATTCCACTTCGACGATTCAGAACAAACTTGGCCTACATTGACATACAATGTTACTGTTAACTTTGCTGGTCCCTGAGAATCAGCGGAGTTCTCAAGCTTATAAGCTGTTACATTCTGGAGTTCTTCCCCATCAAGAAAAATACGCTCATCTGAATCTATAAAAATCGTTTTCAGTTCCATCTCTCTCACCTCCCTTCTCATCCTCTGTTGCAAATAGATAGTCACACTTGCTTCCATGCCTCCCTTGCGTTATACTCTCCATACAGGCTCCCGCCAGAGCCGAGTACAGAAGAAAGGAGATACGCCTATGTTCATTCAGTCAACTATTACTTGCGAGTGCGGATGTGTTTTTGAATCAGAATTTCAGAATAGCACCGCTGATTCCGCACCAGTGTGTCCGCAGTGTAAGAAAGTCATGAATGCTGCTTCCTGGAAGCACTTACGTGCGATCATGGCAGATATCAATGACTTCAACACCGATGTTTTAAAATGGCATTCCGAACGCAATGAACCGCTCATGCAGGTACCTGCCATTACTGTACGAACCTTGAAAGATTAAGTCTTTCCATGTGCAATTCTTCAATTGCATAAATACATACATCAACGGCTATTCCTGCAGAATGCTCTATATTATTTCTTCTCAAGGCATCCTTAATATCATCTACCGCCTGAGTCAGTTTTCCATTCAATGCCTGGTTTAGCCGTTCTTTTTCTTGAACATGTTTTTCTGCGTCCATCGCTCTCACCCCCTTCCTATTCCAGCAGATCCTTAACCTGCATTCCCATCCTCTTCGCAACTTTCTCTAATGAATCTAATCTAGGACTTCCCTTCTCCCATCCACGAATGGTTCCGTTTCCAAGACCACATTCTTTTTCAAAGGTGTACAACGGGATTCCTTCTTTTTCACAGAACTGCATCACTTTTCTGAATGGCATTTTCCCACCTCTCTTTTTAGATTTTTTTATAAAATATATTGACAAGTTTTAGAGAATAATCTAATATAAAGGTGTCTAGCAATTATAAGAGATTATCTCTAAAACTCATTTGTGAT